AAAGACTTGGATCTTTTTCGAGTAGTTGACAGTGCAGTTGAAGCACGTGATAAAATTCTAGAATACTTTAACAAGTACACCAAAGAAGGTTCACCTAATTTCTAATAAGATACTCTTTTTTGAGTACCTCGATTAAGGCAAAATAAATAACTATATGAACTTTAAGCGCTTAACTGATCGCAGTGAAATCGAGATTGCAGACTACGTCCGGACTTATGTTAAAAGCGTGGGTAAAGATAACGTCCAGCTTTATATAGGATGCGATAGTCAAAATAAGGGTGATAATACCATTTACGCAACGACCGTCGTTCTTCACATTGGTAATACAGGTTGTCACGTCCTATATAAGCGTGAAACCTTTCCGAGAATCTTTGATTTTTGGGCTCGCTTATGGGGTGAAGTTGAACGCTCTGTTGAAGTTGCTCTTCACCTTCAACAGAATGGCATAATTGTTGATAATATAGATTTAGATCTTAACGCCGATCCAACCACCCGTTCTAACAAATTAGTTCAAGCTGCAAAAGGATACGTTGAATCGCTTGGCATCAAAGCCAGGATTAAACCTAATATCTTACCCGCTATCAGCGCTGCAGATAACATCGTTAAGTAAACTATTTACGCCAAAGCAGTATAAATATCTCGAAAACTATTCCAAACAAATATGGCATTTGAAGATCCAAACGAATCAAGACGAGGTCCTAAGAAGGCCGGTTCAACTCCATACCTAGATCAGTTCGGTGAAGATCTCACCCTAATGGCCAAGGAGGGCAAATTAGATCCAATCATTGGCAGAGATGCTGAGATCTTGAGAATTTGTCAAATTCTTGCTCGTCGCAAGAAAAATAACCCAATCATCCTTGGAGATCCAGGTGTTGGTAAAACTGCAGTTGTTGAAGCCATTGCACAGAGAATCGTAGAAGGAAAGGTTGCAAGAACTTTGATCGGAAAACGATTAGTTTCTTTGAACATGACTATCATCGTTGCGGGTACCAAATACCGTGGTGAATTTGAAGAAAGAATGAAGAATATAGTTGATGAGCTAAAGGCTAATCCTAACATTATCGTCTTCGTTGATGAAATTCACACGATAGTGGGTGCGGGCGGTGTAAGTGGTTCTTTAGATGCTTCAAACATTTTAAAGCCTGCCCTTGCAAGAGGACAAGTCCAGTGTATTGGTGCTACTACATTAGATGAGTACCGTGAAAACATTGAGGATGATGGTGCATTGACGCGTAGATTTCAAGAAGTATTCATTGATGCACCTTCGATCGAGGATACGATTCAAATCCTAGAAAGAATTAAGGATAAGTATGAGGATCATCACGTTGTCCAGTACACTCCCGAAGCTATTGAAGCTTGTGTCAAATTGTCTGACAGATATATCACTTCTCGTGAACTCCCAGACAAGGCTATCGATTTGATGGATGAAGCAGGTGCTAAGATTCACCTTCAAGAAATTAAGGTTCCTACTTCTATTAAAAAGATGGAGAAAGAAGCCGAACTATTAAAGCAGGATAAGCTTGAAAGTGTATCACAGCAGGATTATGAAAAAGCTGCACAGTTCCGAGATCAGGAAATGAATAAGCGCAAAGATCTTGAAAAGTCAATCAAAGAATGGGAGCAATCTTTAAAAGAAGATCGCAAAGAAGTTGACGCCGAGGTTATTGCCGAAACTCTATCTCAACAAACAGGCATTCCATTGTCACGCCTTTCAGGTGATGAAAGCAAAATGATTCGTCTGCTTGGTGAAGGGTTAAAGAAAAAGATCATCGGCCAAGATGATGCAGTTGATGCTCTTGCAAAGGTTATTAAACGTTCACGCGTTGGAGTATCTTCTCACAAGAAGCCGATCGGTTCATTCATGTTCTTGGGTCCAACAGGAGTTGGTAAGACTGAGACTGTAAAGGCACTGACTGAATACATGTTTGGCTCCGAGGATGCTATGATTCGAATTGATATGTCTGAATACCAAGAAAAGTTCAATGTATCTCGATTGACTGGAGCGCCTCCAGGATATATTGGCCACGAAGACGGCGGTCAATTAACCGAAGCAGTTCGTCGTAAGCCTTATTCTGTCATACTATTTGACGAGGTTGAAAAGGCACACCCTGATACTTTTAACGTTCTTCTTCAAGTTCTTGATGATGGACGCTTGACCGACTCTCTCGGTCGCACTGTTGACTTTACTAATACCATCATTGTTATGACATCGAACGTAGGTGCTAAGAAAGCAGCTGAATTTGGAGGAGGTATTGGATTTACTAGTCGTTCGAATGTTGCAACTGAGAAAGCACAGATGGAAGGCATCATTAAGAAGGAACTTAAGAATAAGTTTACTCCTGAGTTCTTGAATCGCCTAGACGATATCGTTCTATTCGACCAGTTGACAGACGAACACATGATGAAGATTGTTGACATCGAACTCCTAGACTTATGTGAACGCATGTTTGAACAAGACATTCGATTGAAGTTCACTAAACAAGCGAAAGACTTCCTAGTCAAAGAAGGATATGACCCTGCATACGGTGCACGTCCTCTAAAGCGTGCAATTCAAAAGTACGTTGAAGACATTCTTGCGGATGGTATCCTGGATGGTGAAATCGTAGCAGGTGAAAAGGTGTACACTATCACCTACACCAAAAATGATCAGAAACTTTCGTTACGTTAAGAGTATAATAGTAACAGAGTTTCTAATTATGATAATCTATAAAGACCGTTCATTCAGTACACAGTTTCAAGATCTAATTGCATTGATTAATGCAGGTGGATCTGAATCTCAACCACGTGATCTTAAAGTTCGTGAACTCATGTTGGGTCAAGTTAACATTGACCCAACCAACGCTTTCGCTGACTTTGAATCTCGTAAGTTCAACTTCAAGTATTTCGCTGGTGAACTTGCATGGTACCTAAACCGCGATTGTAACATTGACTACATAAATCAGTTCTCAGGTTTCTGGAAAGGTATCACCAATCCTGGAACCAATGAGATCAACTCTAACTATGGTAACCTCTTGTTTGGTGATCAGTTAAAGTGGGTTCGTGATTCTCTTTTAAAAGATCAGAACACTCGTCAAGCGATCGCCTTCTTGAACCAACCTAAGTTTCAGTTCGAAGGTAACAAAGACTTCGTGTGTACGATGTACCTCAACTTCTGGATTCGTAATAACAAACTGAATATGAAAGTTCAAATGCGTTCAAACGACATCTTCTACGGTTTGACCTATGATGCACCGTTCTTCGCCTTTGTTCACCAACATATGTACTTGTGGTTAAAAGACACCTACACTGATCTTCGGTTGGGTACCTATCATCATTGTGCGGATAACATCCACTATTACGAACAACATTTCTCACTTGCGGATTCTATCTTAAACGAAGATCTAGATTTGCGTCGTCCATACCGAATGGAACTAACAGAACCTTTCTTCGTGTATGATAAAGATGGTAACTATCACCTCACCTCAAAGGGTATGATGTTCATTAATTCAGTTAATCGCCTAGTTGGTTCTGATTCTAAGATGAATGACTATCGTGATATGATTACCCAATACATGTTAACCTCAAGCGAAGTAGAAAATGTTTGAAGATTTTGAAGATTTTGACTTTGATTTCGAAGATGATGGAGTACCTCGTATTCGCGTTGACTCCGCAACTTCGGTCACTGACTTAGAACTAACACTCCAATCAAATCACGATGATTTCTTTCGGCGTATAGTTGATCATATTCTGTCACGTCTCGAAGGAGACAGACAAGTGCTTCCAGTCGCAATTCTAATCGATGAAGAAGGTGTTGAATATGAAATGCAGGTCGAAGAAGATGGATATAATAAAGCACTGGATAAGGCGAACGACTATTTCGTAACGATTGAAGAATACGAAACTTGCGACCTAATCAAACAAATGTACGAAATAATTGAAAAGAAAAATGAACTACGGTAAAGAGTTTAAGAAATACGCAATGAGCGATCACAACGTCAGCTCATCAAAATTTGACTACTATCAATCTCAGGTTGAATCATCAATGACGCCTTACATCCTTGAGGAGCGTGAGATGCGAGTTACTCAAATGGACATCTTCTCACGATTGATGAGAGATCGTATCCTATGGGTTGCAGGTGGAGTTAACGACAATATGTCAACAGTTGTACAGGCGCAGCTAATGTTCCTTGATAACGTATCTAAGGACGACATCACTATGCACATCGATTCTCCAGGTGGATCAGTTAAGTCAGGTCTATCAATGGTGGATGTGATGGAATGGATTAAGTCTGACATTAGAACCATTAACACAGGGATGGCGGCGTCAATGGGATCAGTACTACTTGGTGCAGGAACAAAGGGTAAGAGATCATCCCTAAAACACTCTAGAACCATGCTGCACCAATCTTCTGGCGGATTCAGAGGTAATATCCAAGATGCAGAAGTTGATTGGGTAGAATGGAAGAAGATTAACCTTGAATTGTTTGAACTTCTAGGTAAGTACTGTGGTAAGAAACCTTCACAAGTAATGAAGGACGCAACACGTGATTTCTGGTTGACGTCAGAAGAAGCGATGAAGTATGGCATCATTGATGAAGTTATTCAAGGAGTAAGATAATAAGATACTATTGTTCTAAATGATACTCTTTTACGAGAGAACAATTTAATATATAGAGTGTATAGTTTGAGTTATATCAAACCGCTCTACACAGTTCGAATCCGGTATTACTTAGGTGGTACCGGATTTTTTATGTCATAAACTTTTTGTAGGTTTGTGGTATAATAATTTATGAAAGTCATATTCTTAGACAACGACGGTGTTATTTGTCTCGCAAGTAACTGGGGTTCACGCCTAAAGAAGCGTCAGAAGTGGGGAGGAATGAAACTATCAATGAGTTCACGCGAGATTCCCTTAAAGTATCGTTTTGATAACTTTGACAAGAAGGCAATTGAGATCCTGAATCAGATATTAACTGAATCAGGGGCGGAGATTGTTGTATCTTCTGATTGGAGGTTTCACGCTACGTTAGAGGAACTAGGTGACTACTACGAATCTCAGGGAATCTGTAAGCGTCCAATCTCAACGACTGGAATGTTCGAGGACTTGTTTCCACGAGAATGGTCCAGTTTGAGATTCAGGGCGGACTTAGAACTTGAACGCAGTATGGAAATTCAGCATTGGATTGATGAACATCCTGAAATCACCCATTGGGTTGCGATCGATGATCTGAACATGAGCGTTGGTTTCTTAGGAGAACAGTTCAGCGCGAACGACGGGTCTGACGACAAACCGGGTCTGACCAACTTCGTTTGGACCCCTCGTTCCCATGAGGGAATCAAACAGAGTGGACTTCATGAAAAAGTTTTAGAATTTTTAACTTAAAGTTTTTCTAGGTCGTGGGAATTGATTATATTTACCCTATAACAGATTAACTTAATCAGATATTATGATCGAAACATTTCAGAACCTTCAGTCTTTCATCGAGTTGTCGAACTCGTCTAACTCTAACGTTGATAAACTTAGCGCTATTGAAGCGTATAAGAATGACACTGAAGTGATGCGAGTCCTTCGTTACACTTATGATCCATTTAAACAGTATTATGTTACTTCTAAAAACTGTAAAAAGCGCAGCGACCTGGTTTCTGCAGACACTTACTACAATCTTTTTGACCTTCTTGACGATCTTAATGATCGTGTTATTTCTGGGCACAATGCTATTGCA